TAATGTTTTAAGTATTCTGCAGGAGCGCCTGGCTTTCTGCATATACCATCTTCAAGGTCTTGCCATAACAACATGTTTTCACTTGTGTATGGTGCTTTACCATATTCTGTTTCCCACCATGTAGGTTTAACACTTAGTCCTAACATTTCCCATGGATGAGTATGTGGGCGATCAGTATCAAATGCTTGTTTATAAACTGCTCTCCAGTATCCTGGGTTAGTGCTATTGTTTGCACCTAGTGTTGAAGAATAATTATATGTAAATGTATCTGTTGCTTCATAAAAGTCGTAGTTTGTATAATCTGGATTACCTACAACAGATAGCCAATCAATAAATTCTGCAATCATTCCTTTATCAATAGCCCATTTAGGAATACCTGTTGATCTGTTTGAGCCACCTACAAAGTCATGTACATCAAATAGTGATGTATTGTATGGTACTTTTAAGTTGTTATAAATTCTTTTTTCTAATTCAAGTAATAAGTCATCTCTAAAATCGTTGTATGCTACAAAAGTAGATCCGTCATGTCCTCTAATAACAGTTTGGTCAACTCCGTAAGTATTATCAATAAACTTAGTAGGAACATATGCAGGATATAAACCTAACTTAGTAGGTGTTTCTGGAATGTATGAACCATCTGTATTTTCATATTCGTATATTGTAATAACATCGTCAATAACATTTGGCGTTATAATTTTTATAAATCCTTCAAACCCTACTTCAAATTCATAATCTTGTCCATGACATAGTAAAGCACCATTACGGTACACGCTTATTGCTTGATTCGATAATGAACGTAAACTATAATCTGCTGTTAAACTGTAGTATTCTTGTGACGCACTAAAAACTGTGTGTATGATTTCGTTACTGATACCATGCCCAATCATATCACTAAAGTAAAACGGCATGTCATTTGTTTTGTTTAGATTTAGTTCAGTTATTACTTTGTCAAAATGGATTCTTGTTGTTCCGTCATAACCTAAGTTCTCAGCTGTTTGTAAAAACTTTCTTCTAAACTTGCCGTACTCTGCTCGTGCATATTTTAATGCGTTAATAACGTTTGCAGTTTTATCTGTTATGTGATATACTGCAAGGTTAGTTAATCCACTATGTTGTGTAAATCTACTTCCGTATGGTGATAAGTTTCCTAAATCTCTTAGGTTACTAGTTCCGGGAAAGTTTCCTGTCCAATCATTTCTAAATTCAGTAATAGATTCAACATGATCATTAACTTCACCTAACGTAAATGACTCAATATTTTCGTTCTTAGGATTACGTTCGTAGTTAATTGGGAATTCGTAAATACCGTTAGCATTTTTCTTTGTAGCACTATCAGTTTTAATTACTATAATATCGTCTTCTACAAGATCCTTTGTAAACGTAACATACGCTACACCATTAATTCTGTTTATAGCATAATCTATATTTTCTAATTTACGTTTATCGTTAACATAAACTCTTACCCAAAGATCGTTTAAATCTCCACTGCGGTCATATACATCAATAGCAAACTCGTTAAACTGTGTTGCTACAACATATTGTCTATTAACTAACTGTTTACTTTCTGTATTTCCTTTGATCCAGCCACTTACGTATGTAAATGTCTCTCTATCGCTGTACTGTCTTAGTACACCGTTATCAGACTTTGCAGTAATAACTGCATTACTTTGTTGGTAAGTATGATTTGTGTTTAACAAATTAAAATCAAACTCAATATCACCGGTATTTTCTAATGCTCTATAACTTAAAGGAAATCCTAATTCAATATCATTAGTTCCTGTACCTTGCTTGTAACTAAACAGTTTATTACCAATAAACGTTGTACTAGGATATGTTGTTGTATTAGAAAAACTAACACCATTAGTATCAAACAAGTCAAACATTGGTGTTTGATTAGTTGCTGTTTTTTCTTGTGCTACACACCATTTAGTTCCGTTGTAATACCACATTTTACCTTTGTTAGTATTACCAGCTTCAACTAGTACTACTTCATTTAACAATGGTGTTGTATCAGCTTCTTCAATTAAACTAATTTGTCTAACATTATTATGAGTAATAAAGTTTACTTTATAAATTTTACCTTTAACTCTTGTGTCAGGATCACCTGTAAACAAGATACGCATATCGTCTGCAACATCAACTCCGTCAATGTTATAACCTAATGATCCTTCAATAGTACTAAACACATCAGCTGTAAATGTATCAATTAAGTCTACATTATCTTTTGCTGATGTACCAAACTCATGTAATTTAATATTTTCGTTAAATTCAATGATCGGACGTTTAGCTCTGTTTGCTTGATCAATTTCTGGTATAATTCCATTAATAGTTGCTGTAGTTTCAATAACAGATTTGTGTGTCCATCTATTATATCTTGACCATGGATTTAAATCAGCACTTGACCTGTTCATACAAACATAATCTTTTGTGCCTGCAAAACTATTTGCATTACTAAACGGTACTCTGTCAAATGCTTCTGAATCAAATGGTACAGGCTTATCTGTAGAATATGTTCCAGGTATCTGTACGTTTGCATCAGATACTAATTTAATTTTATCTCCTACGCCTTCAACATACCATTCGCCTTGAGCATATTTTGCAGGAGTTACATCACCTTGGAAGTATAATTTCATTCCATTTGATAACGCATATCCGTTTGACATTGTATAATTTTGTTTGCCAATTATTTCTGCTTCAACATCAATTTTACTGTTTTCTACAATATCATAAATTTTAATTAATCCACTTGTATTAATATCATTGCCATTAATATAATATAATGTGTCTGGTGCATTAATATCAACTTCAAATGTAATTGTACCAACGTCAGTTGTTTGTGTGCTATCATCAAGACCGGTTGTATATAACACTTCAGCATCTAAACTTCTAGCAGTTCTAAACGTTAGAGGCATGCCAGGAGTATTAAGAACAAATGTATATGTTTGTCCTCTATATAATTTTAATGATGGATTTTGTGTTTTGCCGTCTGGTGAAAATACATATGCAGTATTGTCAAGGTTATCTTCACTAGTAACAGTAAATGTACTGTCAATGTCTCTAGCTTGTCCTGCAACACCAATACCTATTGGACCGTTTGGTAGCCAATAGTATTCTCTATAATTAGTAAACTTATCCCAATTAATATGTGGGTTCCAAGAATAGTATTCTTGTTTGTTTAGTACGCTGTCGTTTTCAACTGTACCATTAAACGCTCTAATTTGATTTTTAAAGTCGTTATAATCTTTGTAAAATGTAACGTTGTTTAATTCGTCTTGTACTAAAGTAGCAGGTTCAAATTGATAGTTTTCTCTATCTGCATTAGTATCTGTAATATAATTATCAGATGCAACTCTAGCTTTTGCAATACGTCTTCCGTAGTATGCTGATATCTTTTCAGCTACACCAGGATTTAAAAGTTGATCAAGTGTAGCACTAAGAAACTTTTTATTCGAATCCGTTCTAAAGTATTTAGGTAAGTGATCTGCACTAGTCCTTTTAGATTGATTTGCTCCAACTGGAAGAGCATTATCGGATTGATTATCGTTAAAAGCCATTTAGCTTATCCCCTTAATAAGATGAACTACTGTAAGTAGTGCCACTTGTAATTCCGCTGGTTGTTGCTGTACTTGACGCTGTTACAACATTGCCTGTTGCTTGTATTCTACTTGCTGTAATTGCATCAATAACTTGAACGTCATCAACTGACGCACCACTAATAAAAATTTCATCTGCTTCACTACGTATTTCAAACAAACTACCAAACGCTTGTCCTGTTTGTTTTGGAACAATAATCAAACTTACTAAGTCTGGGCTAACAGCATTCATTACAAATGTGCTTAATTCTGTAAAGTAAAAAGTATCACCAAAGTCCCAGTTCTCTAATGCAAAGAATTGATTAACTGCATTAATAACTTTTGATTTAATATCATTATCGTTAACAACTTGCTCTGGGTTTTTTACAATCTTAAATGTTGCCTGCATATTAGTTTCTGATTTATCTCCAAACAGTACTTTATACTTAACTGGATGATAAATTAGTTCATCACTAATTGACTTAATTTTATTAATTTCAGCACCGTAACTATTAAACAAATTATCACTACTTGGTGGTAACGGTAAAGATGCTGTTACACCAGTTAGATATTGTCTAAAGTTTGTGTCGTATGTTTTTGTTAACAAGTAACAATCATTAATGTTAGAACTGCTTGGATCAATACGAGCATCATCATCTGCTGTATGCACATAATGGAACTTTAGTTTATCTCTACCTGTAAACGCTTTATAATCCGTTGTTTGTGTTAATAACAATGTAGTTGCATCATACTTTTTAAACACATCTGTTTTTACAACATAAAATACTTTTCCTGTTGGCATGCCTGACGTTTGAATAAAACTGTCATTAGTAACAACTGTAATTTTTTCAACTTCATTATCGACATATTTAAAATCTTCAATATTATCTGAAGTTATATATTTCTTTAGGAAAACAAATTTTGAATTAATGTTAGTTTCAGGAGCAATTAATACGTTAAACGTATCTGGGTCGTCAACAACTGAATCGTCATCTCTATCAAAGAACCCAACTTCAACTTTTTTACTATCAATATATCCTTCAGGATCTCTATATTCTTTTGTAATTTGCCAAGGATAATCAATGGTAAACGGTGTAATAGCATCTGGAACTGTGTTAATTGATAATACTTCAATTCTATCTTTAACAATTTGTCCTGTTTTGTTATCGTAAATTTTTTGTTCGCTGTCGTAAAAGAATTTAATTTCTTGATTACTTTCAAACACATACCTTAAGCCTCTGTAACTAACAGTATACTGAGCTCCGTCTGTTTCAAATAATAACAACCAACTTGCATCTAATTGCTGATTAGTAATATCACCTGTTTTACCTGTAGTAAAGTTACTTGTGATGTCTAAGTTATTTTCTGTAATTAAACGCCATTGTCTTAAATTAGTATCGTATCTTAAACCAAATGTTTTGTATGCAAAAATTTGATCGATAATTTGTGTTTTAACATCAAGAACCAATGCTTTACTAAACTTTGGTCTAATTTCTGAAAGTACTGCACCTGTTGGTATTACATCATTAAATGCAATTGGTCCACTACCGTCAGTATTATCAGTTCTGCCGTCAGTGACTACAGATATAACTTTAGTCCAAACATATGTTTTTGTTCCTGCTGGTAAAATATTTCCTGTTCCAAGTGTACCATCTTTAGCAAAATACTGTCCTACTGGTGCAACAAATTTAATTAAACTTCCTGGTTCAACAAAACGCAATCCACTACCTGTAAATGTTCCAACTTGATACGTTGAACTAACTGAATCTACAAACTTACCTGTGCTGTAGTTTGTAGAGGTTGACGACTGTGACCAACTTGCTTGTAAGTCAGAAACTAAAACTTTTGGAAACTTATCTAAGTAATAATTAATAACTGATGTTTTTGACAGTATTGGAGTAATTGTATTTTCAATAGTACCTTCAACATCTGTTCTAGTACTAAACGTAAACGACTCTTTACTATCTGTTAATTCTTTGTATAGCAATCCGTCTGTACCAAACAAACTAGTATTTGAATACTTTCCTGTTGCATCAAGTAAATCATAATATCTACTAATACCACTTGCTGTTCTATTAACAGTTTTTACTTTAATAATTTCTTGACTAACTCCTAATGGTGCTACTTGGTAGTCTTCACCAGTTACCATTCTATTTTGTGTATAGTATGTTGCAGGAGCGTTTGCTTTAATACTTGCATTTGATTCGCTTCTACTTGAGTTGTCAACTGTATACTTTAAAGAAAATACTAAGTTTAATACTTCGGCATTACCTGCTTTAGATGTATAAGGAACTGTTACAGAAATATTTGTTAAATCTTTAGGAACAACATTAAACGTGTCATTTGCACTAGTTCTAAAAAATGCTTTAAATTGTCCTTTAGGAAGATTACCAAATGTTCCGTCACTAAAGATCATATCAATTGAATCTTGTACTTTAGTTAATACAGCATAAATGTTTCTTTGATTTTTTCTTGTACTGTTATAAACAATATTGTTGCCTTCAACTGCATCAACCTTTGTCCATAGCTGATCCTCAGCACCAATTGAATTTAATTTGTAAAGCCAAACATCTTCATTGTTAACATTAGTTGCGTCAATACTTACTGTTTGGTTAGTACTTGGTGTATCAACATTAAATATTCCGCTGTCAAGTGTACCTTGACGGAAGTGTGCAAAAAATCCTGAGTTCGTTGAACCTGGTCCTCTACCATCATCTCTATAAAGAAATCCTAAACTGTTTCCTGGAAGCGGTGCTTCTTCTGCAATAATACCATTACTAACATCAGTACTAACAATTTGGAACTGTAAACTTCTTCCATCAACATTTTTACTAAAAGTATAAACTGGAACATCAGTGTTTGATGCGTTAAATCTATACTGGTCTGTTGGAACACCTTCTACTTTATCTTTTTTAATTGGTTTTCCGTATTGCGAATTACTAGGCAATGCGGCATTAAGTACTCTTTCAAACTGTTCTCTCCAATTACTGTTACTAGGATCATTCCACATAACTCCTTGGTTAGAAAGATTTGTACCATTACTATCTAATATGTCTTCTGAAGTTGAAGCACTTTCCATTTTAAGCAATCCGTTAGCTGGTTTATTACGCTTTGGATTGTAGGAAAGTAAACGTGCTAAACGTAGAACACTTTCTCTACGTGATGCAAGTTCTAAAAAGTTTTCTCTAGCATTTAAGTCAACACGGAAAGCAATATTTTGACCTAGGAAAGCAATAAGATCAATTAGTGCCAAGTATTCACTTGATTCAATGTAGTCGTTAAAATCTTCTGGATAATTTTGACGTATATAGTTAATCATTGTTCGACGTAAGTTGTCGAAATCGTATGATTTAAATTCAGCATTACGGAAAGATTGGTATACTTTAGCCCAATCTTCTGCTATTAATAATCTATTCTGTCTATCTGTTGCCGCCATTTATTTGCTTTCCTTAGTGTAATACTATTTAGTGTAATCTGTTAAGTGTGTACTTAATTCATTCCCGAGTTTTCGTCAAACGTTAAACGCATTTTTTCGCTAATATTATACGGCAAATATGTTAAGTCGCAGTCTATAATAATACCACTTTCATATGTGTCAATAATAACTGCATTTGCAGTAACTCTTGGGTCTGAATTTACAATTCTTTTAACATTCTCAGCTATTGCTTCTTCCATTGACGGAGTCATTGGTTCAAATATTGCGTCCCAAATAATTGTTCCAAATTCAGGATTCATTAATTTTTCGCCTTGTCTAATATGGAAGTGATTAAGCAAGTCTTGTTTAATTAAACCAATGTCATATAACGTTTTACTAACGTTTTCTGGATTAACTGTACTAAGACCTTTGTAAGCACGATTTGTTGATGTTGGATTACTTGGTGTATTGTTACTGTTAACTTCGATGTTTTTATATAATTCGCTTGCCATATCAATATTTACCTTACTTTTTATTCGTTAGCTTTACTAGTTTTCTTAAATGTATCAGGAATACTAGGAGTTGGTTCATCATTTTTAGTTGTAAAATTATTATCCCTATCAGTAGCAACTGGTTTAAATGCTTGAGGGTTTAAATTTTCATGCCATGGCCATGGTTCGTGCTGTGGCATACGTTGGCTTAACCATCCTAATGATGACGGTCCTGGGTTAACGTGTGTGTTCAATGCACTAACTAATTCAGCTGTTGCGGCTGTCGGGCCGTTCATGTCAATCTTAGGTGCTGTTTCTGTATGGTTTCCGCCACTGTTTATATCAGTAGTTGTACCTGCTGTAAACTTGTTTGCAGAACCTGTGTTTAGATCAAAGTTAGTTGCTGTTGTAATTTTACCGTTAGCACCAATTAAAATATTTGTATCAGCGGCAGATTCTATTTGTATTTTGCCTCCTGGCTTTGAACTAGCATTGTGATTGTCACTTGCTTTTAAGTATAAATTTGCACCAGCTTCAATAGTAACATTACGATTTGCTGTAAAATTAAAATCATTGCCACTATACATACTAATACTATCTTCAGCATAAATGTCAATCTTACCATCGCTTGTCATTTCAAGCCAAGCAGTACCTCTAGCATTAGATATGTAGATTAAATCTTCTGTGTTATGTAACAGTATCTGATGACCTGTTCTAGTACGCACACGGAATAATTCGTTGTGTGGTAATTCTCTTCTACCGTCTGTTTCATTTTGCATTACATCAGCATATTCTGGCGGGCCTTTGTCTGCTGTTGTTTTTCTTAAAAATTTATCATCTCCGTCATCTGCTACAAGAGAAGTGCCGCCAAGTCTTGATTTATAAACATCAACAAATTCTTCGTTAGTACCTATTCTTGATTTTGGAGCTCCTGGGCGTTTATCAACAGGTCCTGGTGTATTAAATCCAAAGACTGCACTTGGTACTTCACGCCTTGCACTTGACGTTGTGATTCCTCTTGTTTCGTCAAATATTAATCCTGATTCAACTAGTCCGTTTACAAATTCTTTTTGGTGTGGTTTTTCAAACTTTGTAGGATCTTGTCCAAGTCCTGTTTCAGTTACTTTATTGTATTCACTAACTGGCAATTTAGCAGGCTTCATTTTTTCGTCAATTAGATCATTTCCATCAGCATCAACTTTTTTAGTAAATGACGTTGCGGCATTTCCCGGTACAGAAAAATTCATATACCTATCTTGAACGCAACCTAACCAGTAACACATATTTGGGTTACCTTCTGCAAAAATTATAAGAACCTGTGTTCCAATATCAGGTGGAATCATCCACATACCGTATGCTTGTTGAGTATCTCTATAACCGTCGTTTGCTGTTACTCCATTTCTTGGAGTTTGTCCTGTAAACGGTGACAAGTATCTTGCATTGTACATTGATCCGCCAGCAAAGTTTGGGTTACCAGTTGTTGTAGTTTTTAATAACTGCACTTGTAAAGTACCCATGTACTCTGAATCAATAAAGCTCACTACCTTAGCAAGGTAAGGCCCTGGCATCATCACTGGGGGTGTATTTTTTGATACTTTATCTAATAAAGGTTGCATTGCCATTATGTATATGTTCCTCCACCTGGGAAACGATCTTTATAACCGCCACTATAGGATTGCCCGCCGCCAACATTAGCAGAATCCGGTTCTTTGTCTTTCTTATAATCTAATTCTGTTTGTGTACTCATTCTTAACAATGATAATGTTTGTATAAACTTGCCTTGATTAAATTCAGACTTAACATATGTTACTTTATATAATCCACTAAATTGTCTAATTGTAACTCCGCCGCCTTCATCTTTAGTTACAGGAAATTCTATTGTGCTTGATGTTGGACTATAATCATATGGAGTTTTAAAATTTAACTCTATAAATTGCTGACTACGTACATGATCAATATGTCCATTTTCGTCTGCAAACCAAGTTGCTCCTTGTGCTGACATATAATTTCCTGTACCACTATCGCTTATGTAATAAGGATCTCCCATTATTTGCAATTCAACTCTTACCAAGTCTAACATACTGTAGACCAATGCTTTATGGAAAGTACGTGCAATTACTTCTTTAGAATCCGAAGGTACAGCTCTCATGCCTGATGTAATAATTTCAATATCAGATTCAATAACCGATTTCAATGGAGCTAATTTTGGTGTTGCATCACCTTCATTATTTGTTGTTACTTGTGTTTTATCTTCACTATTAGCTGTTGCGGCGTTACCGTCATTCTGTGCAGTTTCTGTATCTGCACCACCATCTCTTGGAACTGGTGTTAAATATCTGTTGTTAAATGTTAGATCAAATTCTAATACGTTTTTGTTTTTACCTGTGTACAAATAATTATATTCTTTAGCAATATGCGTTATTGGTTGCTCCGGTGTTATATCACCTGGCCCCATCCAAGTACTAGCATGTACTTCGTATGGTATTACTTTAAAAACATAGATAAATGGTGGACGGCCTTTACTTGCTTCTACTTCTTTTACAGGAACTTGAAACACCATTGGCAATATGCTAAACCAAGGGCGGAAGCCATCAATTAACTTTTGATCTAATAAGTTTTTACCGTATTCGCTTGATAAAACTAGTTCCTCAATAATGTTATTAATTTTTGTACCTTTTTCAAATTTAAAAGCACGTTTACCTTCTGGTATATAGTTTGCTTTTTGTTCATAAACATGTTTCGTTGAATCATAAACGCTAGGATGTCCAGCAGGTTGTATAGTTGTGTTTTGTAATTTGTCAGTAACTAACGCTGATACTCCAATTTCATTTATATTTCCAGTTGCTAAACTTTGTGACACAATAGCTTCACCAAGGTCAGATCGTTTTACTGAAACACCTGCAATTTTTTCTAAAAATGCTTCGTAGTCAATTATTTGTGTACTTTGCGATTGGCCAGTTAGTGTTTCAACTCGTTCTCGATCAGTTAAGTCATTTACTGTAGCATCATCTTCTTTTTTAGTAGCTAGTTTTCTACTTTCTAAAGCATCACCTGGTGGAAACAATATAATGTACTGATCAGCAAATTCTTTTTTGTTACCTTCTTCACGTGTTAATAAATTAGTATTAAGAACAGTAGTTAAACTTTGTATTCCACTTTGTAATACTTCTTGAAGATCACCTCCAACAATTTGTATATCTGATGGTATCTTTTGTACCAAATCAGTATTAGCACTAGAATTTGCAGAGATAAATGTTGTTTCATAAACTGTACCAGATGCAGTAACAGCCATTGTTGATTCTGTTATCTTAATTGGTATCTGTCGTTTGCCAAGACGCTTCATTTTATTGTCAGCAGTATATCCTACAAACTCTATTGTTAGTAAAAATGTTGCAAACGTATAAGTTAAGTGTCCGGCCATAACTGCCGCAACTTGTAATGTTTCAAAAAACTGTCCCATACTATAAGGTTCTGTTACTGAAAATCCACCTTTGTGCATTTGCATTGCACGAGTATCACTGTTGTATCCAATTACAGATTCAATCATTACATCATCCATAAAATATTCAACCCGGCCGCCGGCTTTTTCTAACGAAGTTTGGGCTTTGCGTTCGCCCATATTTCTAGTTCCGCCGCCACTTTTAATAACAACTACCTCTGGTTCGCCTTTAGGTCCCATATATGTATTGTCAGGATCTAATATCTCATCAGTAGTTAAACAGTATAATCCAAACATATGATTTACTGAATTAAATTCTTCTAGTTCGTTTGGGAATATGGTTCTTTCAATATTCTTAATACGCTGTATTCTGCCTATCTGTTGGTTTAACTTTGAAACTGTTTTCTTTAATATTTTTATTTCAATTTCAGCTTCTTTAGAAAGTTTAATTTTACCATCACCAGCAAACTCACTCGCATGGAGTTGATCGGCAGGTCCTTTTTCAAGATTTAATATTTGACCTTGGAGTCTTTCTTTATCGGCTGTGATTTGTTCTAAATCAGCATTTTTAGGATTGAATTTAGCCATAGATTAAACTCCTAATCTTGCTCTAATATCTGATGCCTTTGGAAGATAAATTTTAGTTCCCACTTTTAAATCGTAAATAGGATCTTTAATAGTATCCATATTGCGTTGTGCAAATACCCACCATAGTTTTGGTGAACCGTAAAGGTCATACGCTAATAAATCTGGACGATGATTATATTGAGGTTCTACCTCATATAGTGCGTCATCTGCTGAAGCAGGTACTGTACGGATTCTTAGTAGATCCATATGTTCGCCACTTTCGTTTTCAGGAGTATTGTGCCACGGGCTTGATTGGCTATAAACTGCCATTAAATAAATCCTCCACCATTTTTAATATATTCGCCTTTAACATAATTTTGTAAACTAAATTTTTCAATTTCACGTCTACTGTAAATTGGTTGTACTGTAACTGTTATTAAACTTTGTGTTGGTGCCCAACTTACGCTATCTCGTTTTTCATTTATCATCTGCCCAGCGGCTCCTGATACACTTTTTTCTATTGTAAATGCATCACCTAATCCTGTTGCAATATAATCAACATCTTGTGGTAAGTCAACTGTAAAGTTTGTTATTACAACTGGTACATCTTTAAAAATAAAATCTCCATATCCGTTAAGTTTAACAACAGGCGGTGGTGCGCCTAGTGTTTCAGCTTCGCCGCCATAAAACATTTTAGTTGCTGAACGTAGATAGTGCAATGCCGCAACCCAATACTCTGCTTCAACACCGTTTTGTACAAAAAAGTCTCCTGTAATAACAAGTTGATCCACTTGTGAGTTCTGATAAGCAAAATACGGATAATTAGTATGTGTAGGGGCAATTGCCTGATAGTTTGCCGAGTGTGCTACAATAATTGTAGGGGTAAACGGAAAAACTAATCCATTGGTTTTCTTTAATGGACTTAATAACGGAGATGCTTTGAAACTTGTAACATTAGGTACACTTAATCTAACACGCCAATCTCGGTTAACTGGTTTCTTAAAGCCAACTGTAGCTGATTCATTGCCACCAAGTGCCGCATTAGAACCATCTGGTAAATTCTTAGATCGAATGTCTTTAGCAAACCCATCTACATTTACAAATTCAGACACAGCATTGGCCGCATCTTCTACTGCGCCAGTGAGGTTGCTTGTAAAATCACTCACTCCGTTTTTAATACTGTTTCCTAGTTTTGCAAAATCAAATGATGACATTTGGCGATCTCCTTTACATTATTTAGTTGACTTTATTATCTACGTAGTTTATAATAGAACTTTAATACGGAGAATTCTTACATGAGAAAAGTAAATTACTTAAACAACAGAGATCTGCTTTCAGAGATACATAAGTCAAAAAGTACATACAGTAGTTTTACAGACGACAGTTATGCTCAATTTGACATTATTTTGCCTGAAGTTGGAAAAATCAACATCAGAACTATAGCAGAAGCAAAAAGAAACCAGGCTAAACGCATTGGTTTTGACGAATACACTCGAAGGAAAGCGGCTGGCGAGAAGGTTAAACAGGCCGACACAGAAATAGACTACCGAAAAATAGCTAAAACAGACTTAATTTTCCGTGTTATGACATATGATCATGTCCCGGAAGAAAAAGGTAGGAAGAAAAATCCTAAAACAATAGCAGATACGAAGGTAAAATTAAACTTTCCCCCATTTGTACACTACAGGTTTAATGACAAAGACGAATTAGAGCTTGTAGGTAAAAGTCATTGGGAAGGTGGAATGGAGAATGGACACTTTAGTTTGAGAGGCGGACAGGCAACTAATAAACTTGCTTTGATGTGGATGAAACTGTGTGAACGATATGCTACACGTGGTAATGTAAGAGGTTATACTTACAATGACGAAATGCGTGGACAAGCAATTTTACAATTAACACAGATAGGTTTACAGTTTGACGAGTCAAAGTCAAATAATCCGTTTGCATATTATACTGCCGCTGTTACAAATAGTTTTGTTAGAATTATTAACATTGAAAAGCGTAATCAAAACATTCGTGATGATATCTTAGAGATGAATAATATGAATCCGTCCTTTACTAGACAGAATCAAGGACAATGGGAAGCTCAACTAGAAGAACACAACAAGAAGAACGCAGTAGCTAATAAGGTTACAACCATTTCTGTTAAAAAATAGGTTGACAGTGGAAACTATATGTTGTACAATAAAGTATAAATCGTGAGGTATAATTTTGTTTAAAAAGGCGGCTGTCTTTACAGACATACACTTTGGACTCAAGTCCAATTCTAAAACACACAATGACGACTGCGAAGAATTCGTAGATTGGTATATTGAACAGGCACAAGCTAACGGTTGTGAAACTGGCATCTTTATGGGCGACTGGCATCATAATAGAAACAGTTTGAACATCACTACACTTGATGCTACGCTTCGAGCATTGGAAAAACTAGGCAAGGCATTTGAAAAGTTTTATTTCTTTCCTGGTAATCATGATTTATATTATAAAGACAAAAGAGATTTGAATTCAGTTGCTTTTGGTAAGCACATTGAAGGCATTACAATGGTTAATGAAATAATGACCATTGGCGATAGTACACTAGTCCCATGGCTAGTTGGTGACGAATGGAAAAAGATTAGTAAAATAAAAAGCAAATACGTGTTTGGACACTTTGAATTACCTAGCTTCTATATGAACGCTATGGTACAGATGCCAGATCACGGAGAACTTAAAGCAGAACACTTTAAAAATCAAGAGTATGTGTTTAGTGGACACTTTCACAAGCGACAAGTAAAAGGTCCTGTACACTATATTGGAAATGCATTACCACACAACTATGCAGACGCATGGGATGACGAGCGTGGTATGATGATTTTAGAACACGGTGGTGAACCAGAGTACATTAACTGGTGGAACTGTCCTAAGTATCGTACAGTTAAACTTAGTCAACTACTAGATGAGAAAGAAACTCTTATTAAACCTAAGATGTATTTGAGAGTTACACTAGACTTACCTATTAGTTACGAAGAAGCAAGTTTTATTAAAGAAACATTTATTAAAGAATATGACTGTAGAGAAATTACACTAATTCCTAGTACCAAAGATGACGAGATTAATAGTGAGATTGATATTACACGGTTTGAAAGTGTTGATGAAATTGTAGCTAAAGAGATTGAAGCAATTGATTCAGACAACTTTGATAGGAAAAAACTGTTAGACATATATAGGGATCTAGGTAGAGATGATTAAAATTAAAGAATTAACAGTTAAGAATTTTATGAGTGTAGGTAATGCTACACAAGGAGTTGATTTCGATAGAGAACAACTAACGTTAGTGCTTGGTGAAAACTTAGATCAAGGAGGTGACGATTCAGGTTCCCGTAACGGTACAGGTAAAACTACGATAATCAATGCATTATCCTACGCCCTGTACGGCCAAGCACTAACTAACATTCGCAAAGACAATTTAGTTAACAAAACAAATAACAAAGCGATGTTAGTAACCCTCACGTTTGAGAAAGATGGTAGGAATTACCATATTGAACGTGGACGTAAGCCTAATTTGTTAAAATTTAGCATTGACGGTACTGATCAAGAGATTACAGACGAAAGTCAAGGCGATAGTCGCAAGACACAAGAGGATATTAACACACTTCTTGGTATGAGTCATGATATGTTTAAGCATATCCTTGCACTTAACACATATACAGAGCCTTTTTTGTCATTAAGAAGCAACGATCAACGTGCAATCATTGAACAACTGTTAGGTATTACTATACTAAGTGAGAAAGCTGACAAACTTAGAGAACAAACTAAGATTGTTAAAGACCAACTCACAGATGAAACTGCTAGACTTACGGCAGTAACAGCAAGTAACGAAAAAATTACAGAGAACATTGATAGATTAAACACAAGACGCAAAGCATGGATCTCTCAGAACAAACAAGACTGTGATAAACTTGACAAAGCAATTAAAGATTTAGAAAAACTAGATATTGACTCTGAACTAGAAGCACATGAGTTACTAAGTTCTTGGTCAGACAAGACAACTAAGCATAATAACTTGATCAAAGAAAGATCAACTGTTGAACGTGCATTAGAACAAGCTGATAAGAACATGAAGAAGTCTGGTAAAGAATTAGATGACTTAGAACATGCAAAGTGTTATGCTTGTGGACAAGAACTGCATGACGATAAACTTGAAGAACTTAAAGAGAAACTGCAAACCGACTATGGTGATGCACATACATACCTAATTGAAATTGCCGATAAGTTTGATAAGGTACTTAAAAAGATTGAAGAACTAGGCGACATTGAAAGTAAGCCTAACACATTTTATGAAAATGCTAAAGAAGCATATGAACATCAACACAATGTTGAGAACTTAAAGATTGCTTTACAAGCAAAACAAGATGAAGTTGATCCTTATCAAGAACAAATTGATGATTTAAAAGAAACTGCTATTCAAGAACTTAACTGGGAAACAGTAAATGACTTGACTAGTACTAAAGAACATCAAGACTTCTTGTATAAGTTGCTAACAAACAAAGATAGTTTCATTCGTAAGAAGATTATCGAACAAAACTTAGCATACTTAAACAACAGACTTACATATTACTTGGACAAAATAGGCTTACCACATACTGTAGTGTTTAAAAATGACCTAACAGTTGAGATACAGCAACTAGGACAGGACTTAGACTTTGATAACCTAAGTAGAGGTGAACGTAATAGACTTATACTTGGTATGAGTTGGTCTTTCCGTGACGTATGGGAAAGTTTATATCAAAACATTAACTTACTGTTCATTGATGAGCTTATTGATAGTGGTATGGATACCGCAGGTGTTGAAAGCTCTATTGGTATTCTTAAGAAAATGGCCAGAGAGCGTAGTAAAAACGTATATCTAATTTCACACAAAGATGAACTAATTGGTAGAGTTACGAACGTACTTAAAGTTATTAAGGAAAACGGCTTTACTAGTTATGATAACGATATAGAAATACAATAATGACCGACGACACGCATGATCTACTTACAAAGGCTTATATGCAATACTATAAAGCTAATGAAGCGTTTGAAATTCGCAAAAGCGAACGTACTAAACGTGAAGCACGTAGGTGGTTAAGCGAAATTCGTCGTTTGTGTTCTACACGCAGAGTAGAAATCATGGACGACTTCACATCTAACAAGAAGAACCAGAATCAAGAGCAAGACACATAGGCACAATGTAAGTAAGTTCATGCAGTGGACTTATAAAGGTAAGAAAATAGACGAACTTCCAGAGGATTGCGAAGCATTTGTTTATCTAATCACTAACATCACTGACAATCGCAAGTACGTAGGCAAGAAACTAGCTAAATTTAAAACAACTAAGCCACCTCTCAAAGGCAGAAAAAACAAAAGACGCGGAACTAAAGAATCAGATTGGAGAGAATATTGGGGCTCCAGTGATAACTTATTAAGAGACGTTGAAGAATTAGGCCAGAACAAATTCACCAGAGAAATATTATATTATTGTAAAAGCAGAGGCTTAGCAAGTTACTTAGAGGCTAAAGAACAGTTTGACCGTAGAGTACTAGAGACAGACGAGTATTATAACGGAATTATCAATGTACGGGTCGGCGGTTCAAAGATTCTAAAAGAAGAATTACGCAAATTATAGGCAGACATAGCAACATTGTTTGGTCGAGGTAGCTCGACTCACTTTGAACTTGTGGGAAATCCACCGGTGGACTAGTGCGTTGCAAGGACAATACTAACTTAGGTATAAAAGATCGTGGCTCTGAGAAAAAGCAACCACAGAGTAAGTGATTTCGACTATTAGGGATTAACTGCTTTCCGCGTATTATGCGAATGCTGAAGTAGGGGGTATGCGGTACGCCGCCTCCGTACATATTACATGTAATCTTCTTTAATAGATTGTGGCGATGCTCACTCAGATAATGTAGGAGTAGCCGTTTTTTTTAATTCGTCCGGCAACGGGCGAATTGTGGCTCAACTATCTAGATAATGCTAAAGTGCTTCGCACTTATTATTCATACATTAATCTTTAATAATATTAAAAGATATAAGTGTTTGAGCGACAGCGAAAAACAACAAGTACGTAGTACTTGTTCTAAACAATTCATAACTATCGAACAACGAATCCACACAAACACTTGGAACAATTCAGATCGTAACTCTAATGTAGATCAGGATCGCGACCAAAGCCAGGCTTAACACTACTAACTTCGACTATCTCTATTTCGAAACTGGCGTGTGGGGTCTGCATACGGAACATCTCAACAGCTTGTGTTGCTTCTTCCATACTATTGAGTCTAGCAACTTCATTACCGTTGGACATTATATTATAATGTGTAACCATATCAAATATTTAACGATAGTTTGAGACTAATTAAGTATAAATATATTATACAAAGGAGTTTACTATGAAAATTAATCAAATAGTTACAGAAACAACCGTATCTGAGGCTCCTGGCGGAAGTGCCCTAGGTAACCTAGCAAGAAAAGCTGGCGCAAAAGTAGCAGGCGCCGTTGGCGCTAAAGGCACAGCGGCTGGCATGACAGGTAAGGTAGACCAAAACGCCAGAGCAAAAGAGATATTCACACAATACAGGGGCTATATGGGTCAAACTGGTGGTAATGCAAAACAACCAACAGCAGATCAAGTTATGGACTTCCTACAAAAGCAAAAACTTCCTACAAAGCGTATGCAGGGTGTACAAGGACAAATGACACCTAAGCAAGTAGATGATTTGTTACAAGGAATTGCACAAGATTCATTTAAAGGTGCGGCAGGACAAGCGGCTCAGGCAAGTAGTCCAGCTAGTTTAGGTGATAAGTTTGGTTCAGTAAGTGCTCAAGGCGGTATACCAGCTGATTTGCAAAAAGAAATTGATGCACTAAGTCCACAGGACAAAGCAGAACTAGCGAAATTACTATAAGGATCATAACATGAAACTCAACGAAGTAATTACAAGTAAAACCCAAACAATTTTAAATGAGGGTTGGCAAGATCTAAATGAAGCACAACAAAATTACTTAACACGCTTTGAATTAGAGCTTTGGCCACTAGTTGAGTCTTATGCAAAATTAGCAGAAGCAGAATTAACACCAGATCAAATACAATCAATCTTTAAAGGCGCTGAAGAAACAGCAATGGCCAGTGGAGATAATAAAACTGCACTTGGTAAAGCAGGTTCAGCAGTTGGAGCGGCGGCTAAATTACCCGTTGACCTAGCTAAAAAAGTTGATGCAAAGATTAATGAGCTGGGCAAACTAGCACAGAACGCAGGACCAATTAAAAATGCTGATGCAAAGTTTGAAGAACTTAAAAAGAAAATTGGATCAGGCGATAGTAAAGTTGTTGCAGGTGTAAAAGCAGTTAGTGATTGGGCAAAAGCAAACCCAGGTAAGGCAAGTTTAGCAGTAGGTATATTAACAACTGTTGCGGCCTTTGCAGGCGGACCATTAGGTGGTGCGGCCGCAGGTTTAGTACTACGTTCAACAAAAGATTTATTACAAGGTGAAAAACTTTCAGGCGCAGTTGGTAAGTCACTTAAAACAGCGGCATATGGTGCTCTTGCTGGTGCAACATTCAAATATCTTTCAAGCGAGATTGTTGATAACATTGCAACTGCACAAGTATCAGAACTAGATGCTATGGAAGCGGCAATGAAATCTGAAAACTTTGCAACTGCCAAAGAAGCTGTGTTTTCAGACTTAGGCGTAGACGTTGATGCACTTGATGGTGCAGTAAGAATGAAAATTAACGGAAGCCTTAACGCATTTAACTACAGCTACGACACAGTTATTCCAGGCGACATGATGGCTCAGTACAAAGCATTAGAAGCCGCAGTTGATGGAGCCAAAGACTTTAGTCCTGAACATTATACAGCGTTTGGTAAGTTCCATGACTTTATGTCCAACTTGGTTAGATCAGACAATGCAAAAGACTTAACAGCGGTATGGGACGCACTAAAACAAGTTCCAAGAGATGCTTTAAGTATGGACCAGTTAGAACAACTAGTAGCAACTGCTGAAAGCGGTGACGTAATTCTTAACAATCTAACAGAGCTAGGCGGAGCAGTAGCGGCGGCGGCACAAGGTGCAATGCAAACAGTTGATGATACTGCTAAAAACGCACAGAGTGCAAAACCTATTCCACCTGAAGAGAAAGAACAACTTGAATTAGATCTCAAAGGCGGAAGTGATGCAACACCAGTAGACAAAAACTTTGACAAGAGTCAAAAACTTTCAGACTTTGGAGCAGTAGGCGACAAAGCAGAATCAGTTGATTATGAAAATGCATTTAACGAATACTTACAAGAAGCAGATCCAGTACAACAAGAACTGCCATTAAACAATCCTAACTCACTAGGTGCTAAATTAAAACGTGGTGCAGGTAAAGTTGCAAGTAAAGCCGCAGGAGCAGTTAAGCAGGGTGCAGGAGCAGTTGCTCAAGGTGCTAAAGATGCAGTTGGTGCAGTTAAGCAAGGTGCTAAAGACGTAGGCAACAAGGTTACTGCTAACAAACTTAATAAAGATTGGAAGAAGATGGGTGAACCAACTGATTCCGGTAGCATTGTAAATATATTATCAGGTGCAGGTTTAACTAATGATCAAATAAGCAGTATTGCAGGATCAACACAAGCACCTATTAGTCCAGACGAAGTAACTAAAGCTGATGCTGATGCACAAACACCTACAGATGGTGCCGCAGACGCAACACAAGCGTCAACAGCAAGTGATAATACAAAAGATACACAAACACCAGCTAAACCAACTAACACACCAAATAAACCAGCTCAAGCTGAGCCTACAAGCACAGGTGCAAAGAACTTAGACAATACAAATACTGCAGGCGCTCCAACTAAACCAGGCAAACAAGAACCATCTAGTAAACCAACAACACCTAAACAACCAGGTACTAGCACAGCTAAACCTGCACAAGGTAATGTTGCAACACTAGCAAAGAAAATTAAACAGTCTGGTGCAAATACAGACAGTATTAAACGAGACCTAACAGGTGGTAGTACTACATCGTCAGGTAGCACAGTTAATTTACCAGATCTTGCAACAAGAATTGCTAAAGCAGGTGTGCAGAAACAAGTACGACAAATGTTAATTGCGAAATGAAACAATTCTTAATCAACGTAATGAAATGGCATGAACAGCATATACACGATTTTCAAAAATGTACAAAGCTATCCGACTATCAAATGATGTGGACAGCTTTTGCTAAAGGTGTGATTGTTGCGTGGATTCTTTTTTATATAATTTTCTGCTAGATCCTACCAAAACGGTTGTCCGGTCTTTTTAGCAGTTTCTAAGTTTTCTTTAATTAGTTTAGAAAATATTTCTCTATCTTCAGGACCCACTTGATACATTTCTTCAAGACTTATTCCACCACGCATGTACCAACACAGACGTGCAAGTTCCATCTTCATGTTTTTGGTCTCGTTTTCTAAGTTGTCAACTAATCTTAGGATATCCTCTAGAGACTTAGAAGCTATCCTTATACGAAAAAATTTGATTGATCAAAAGCAACTGGCATTTCCCATTTATCAGGAGCACCGGCTTCTTTTTCTTCGTCAGTTGCATCAACTGTGATTGGCTCTAACGTAAACTTTTTCTTTTGATCTTCCATACTTTCAACAACAGAAGCATAAAACTTCTTGTCTGCATTTTGTATAAACTGTTGAATGTGTAATTTGTCAGTTACAACATCTTCACCTGTTTGGATCGATACAATTCCTTGCATGACCATATCAACTGTAATACTTGTTAAGCGTTGGAATGCTTGATTAAAGATTTCTAATTTTTGCTCTTCTGACATATCTTTTTCTTGTATGACTGAAGCAATACGCTGTTCTTCAAAAGTTTTAGTTGCAACTTTTGTAAACTCACGATACGTTTGTGGTCTTACTGTAAGAGTAAGATCATCTATTGTAATCATATCTTCAAACGAAACATTTTGAAACTTGTCGAGTACTACTCTTAAGTCTAGATCAAATTTACGTTCTAGTGTTGTACTTGGGATCTTAGAAGTTAATTCTAATTTCTCCCCGTATGTGGCAATTCTAATAGCAACCAATAGTGTGTCAATATCAAGCGTTGGTACGTCCCAAGCGTTTTTGATACTAGGTACACAGCTTTGAATAACATCAACTGTAGATTGCCCGTTAAGTAATGCATCAGGAGTTTTGAACATAAGTTCGTCTCTTGCCGTCATTGCATAAACAGGGAATTCCATATTGTCTGTTACTTCTAAACTTCCATTAGGATACCATTTGCCGTTGCTTGGCAACTTAATGTAAATTTTTGGTTGCCTAAAATATTTCTGTAACGGATTGGCTCCGCTTCTTTCTATTTCTGGCATGGTTTTTCTCCGGATAAATAATAAGTGTTCATATAGTATATTTATGAAACTGAGTTATATAGGTACTTAATAAATGGTTGATGTTACATACAGAGGCGGTGGAATGGATGGAGTTACTAGCAATGCGGCTAGTGAAGCTACTCTCCAACGTCTAGTTGCACTAATGGAAAAAGGCTCCAAGGGCGGAGGCTCAGCCACTGAAAAGATGGCAAATGATGTCAAAACTAAAGGTATTGGTATATCTAAGCAAGACAATCAAGCTACAGCAGAAGGTACTGAAGCTAAGAAAGACGCAACCAAAGCACAGAAAAAACTCACAGAACGAGTTAGAAATCATGCAAAAGCTATTGATAGATACTCATTAGGACTATTCAGCGGAATAGGTAATACTATCCAAACATTCGGTGGTCTTGGTAAAGAACTACTTGCTGGCGGTAATCGAATAAGTGACTTTGGACAGCATGTTACAGGACTAGCAGGTAAATTACCAATATTGGGCGGCATAATAGGACCACTTGGTCAAACAATGCTAA